ATCCTTATAATTCTCTTTACTTTGAATTTTAGCCCAATTCTTACTTTTAATATCAATCCTACCCCAATCTTTTAGGTAATCTTCGTATAAATCGTTTACATATCCTGAAATCAAAAACATGCCTTTAGATTTCAAAGCTAACTTCAATAATCTTATATGTAGGGCTTCGTCCATCTCAAATTCGTAAACATCTTTCTCAATGCGCTGGACACCAATATACGGCGGGTCACAATATGTAAATATGTACTCTGAGTCATATATGCTTAATATTTTCTCGAAGCTATAATTTTCGATGGACACACCTTTCAACCTAGCTGCTAATATGAGTAGTAACTCTTTTGAATTTTCCCACACATTGGCTAGTTTAACAACAGGACTCTTGCCAACTTTCCATGACTTAAAAGGAATTCCAGCCATGGACTGCCTTACACCAACAAACCAGCAAATAGCCTTATCTACATCATCCTTAAACTTACCCTCCAGGTACTTCTTTTTCTCCTCGTTAAATACTTCTCTTGAGAATGGAACATACTGTAAACGGTCGTAAAATATAGCTCTTGTTTCTTCATCTCTTAGCACCTTAAAAAATGTCGTAATAAATGAGTTTAGGTCATTAATAACCTCAACATTACTTCTGTCTTTATTTAGCAGGAAGTTCGCAGCCCCGCAGAAAACTTCAACGTACGTTTTATGCGGTGGTATCATGGCTCTAAGTACTGGTACTAAATGAAATTTACCACCATAATATGGAAAAGACGTCAGCCTTTTCATGAGTCCTCCTACAATTGTCGTCAAGGGGTATTTTGCAACCGGTAACGGTGTAGTAGTGTTTATTGGATACTACTACACTATATATTACCTACCCATCCCAATTTTCTAACAGAACCTCAAGCCCTTTCCATGACTCACTTCTGAGTATCTTATTAGCTTTTATAAACTTTGTATATATCGGGTAAATCTTGTCAATTACCTCCCTGGGCATAGAATCAAGTGAAAACAACGTAACACACAGCTCTATGATGTCATTTTGGTTATTATAATCTCCGCCTACATCATCGTCAGAATCATCTAAATCGTCTCCGTCACTGTCGTCTTCGTCGTCATCTATCTCAAGATTGCCTGATGCAAGCCTCAGATACGAATCTAACTCTTCCTCAGTGTAAGGTAATACCAATAGGTCTATATCTTCAGATTTAAGACCTGCTATCAAATCCGCTAGGTCATCTTGGTTAGGTCTACCCTTTGTCTCATTCAATACAATGCACAATTTTTTTGCCTCAGCATCTGATATAGAACCAATACTCCTAATTGGTATATGGTCTTTTTTAAGCTTTCGTCTATCTGAACCGTTGTCATTTGGGGGGTCCAAATAAATAGTCTCGCCAGCTTCAAATAACTCTTTCAGAGCTATGTATCTGTGCTCTCCATTTATTATCTCCCAGCTATTCTCAGAGCCTGGGTCTATCCTACACGTAATAGGCTCTACAAATCCAAAATACAGGATAGACTCCTTCTGTTTGTCGAATATAAAATTCGACTGTCTATTGTAATTAAAGCTATTACAACTAACCTTATCTATGGGCACGATAAGAGTCGTTATACCATCTTTTCCAGAATCCTTAGACTTCTTTTTCTTCTTCTCATTTTCTGGCATAGTTCACCTCGTCTAATGGGTCATATGGTTTATTAAAGTTACCTAGTCTTTTAAGTGTCTCACTTTCCCACCACTCAATCATGGACAACATCATAATTGCCATCTTACGCAAAGCATCAACTCTGGACTTACTTCTTCTAGAGAATCGTGGGGCACTTCTATATATACGCATTAATTCTGGTATAGCTGCATCTACCTTTTCCTCAATGGACGGAGATACACTAAAGCGCCCTTTCCTAAAGTCAAAACCAAATGGATTCTCCAAGAAGTAATATCCCCACGTTAATCCAGAAGTCCATGTAGCTGAATCACATGTCCAGTTATGCGGTAAATGCGCCAACCAGTCTACAGTTGTACCAAGTAAATGAATATGGTGATTCTTAGTTATATTTTTGATTTTTCGAATAAACGTCAGTACATAGTTCTGATATTGCTTTTTCTTAGGCTTCTTTTCGTTTGATTTAATTGGTACTACAGCTTCTTTGAGAGAGAAAGCCACCCTTTTATACTTGGACATCATATCAAAAAAACCATCAAAGCCGTCCGTCATATGCCACACATATATTACCTGGTCAGCAACACCATATGATTTATAAAGACGGCGCAACTTCTCCAACGTTCCGTAATCTTGCTGCAAATACTGTGAATCAACTTCGATAATTAACCCCTTAAAATCAAGCTTTTTTATTATATCCAAGTATTTTTGGGTATAAGCAACTAGAGCGTCATTGGACATAACACTGTCCTTGTGTACTAGACTGTACACACCACTGTCAATCATGACAAATTTATCTGGGAATAATTCAAGGGCATGTTTAATGGCTTTAATAGGACGTTTTTCAGTAATGAATGGGTATATTGATACAAGGTATCTGTCGGCAAAATATAGAGATGCTAAAGATGGTGGGGAAAACCCCTCAGTAATCGATGGAAAATACAACATATAAATCCTTCCACACTTGACCACACAAAGCTACAATGTTATAATTATAACACTGTATAAAACTTTGTCAAGAGGTGGTCACATGCCAAAATTCGTAACATTATTGTCTGGTCTAGACAGCTTTGTAGCAACAAATCTATATCTCGAGAGCGATAGTATTGGTGGAATAGCCTTATACTTCGATACTGGACGTCCACAAGCAGAAATTAAGACCGTAAAGAGAATGGCTAAGGCTCTTACCCTAGAACTCGATATTGTAAAGTGCAAACCAGCGCTACTGGACAACAAAAATAACGAACCATTTTTCCCTTTTCGAAACGCTCTTTTTCTTACGTACGCCGCAAATATAGCCGTGGGTGACTACGACACAAATATATTAATCACTGGACTCGGTACAGATAGTTCGTACCCATTATCCGGATACCCAGATACCAGCATGAATTTCATAAGTAAGCTAACAACTGCTCTTAACGAAGGTATGGGGAAGGAACTTAGTATTAATATAATAAACCCTGTATATGGCTGGAAAAGAGCCCAGATATTCAAATGGGTTAAAAAACACCATAAGAAATTTATCAAAGAGTCTACATCATGTTACGATGCTACGGACTCCACTCTAAAACAATTTGACTGGGGACTGGGTTGTGGAGCCTGTATCCACTGTGAAGCACGTCAGATAGATTGGGAGTTATCCAATGTTTGAGAAACTAACATCAGTCAATAGGAAAAAAATTCGCGATGCTCTTATATTAAAAGACAGTAGAGTTCTAGAAATATTAAAACAGGTACAAATAAGTAAAACTTTTGAGAATGTCGTGCTAGTAGACATGGCTATAGACCTTGCAGATGAATTACACATTAAACCCGAGGAAGCTCTTGGAATAATTTTATCCCTCACAAATGTCATAAATAAGCGAACCATTGTATGCAAACCATCTCACTTTAGGGACATTCTAACTCTAATGCCGTATTACAACTATAGGCACAACAAGTACATGGTACGTACGGTTATTCATCATAAGCTTAAAGATAATATCGTTACTGACATGCATAAAATGGGCACCGACACACACCTAAGCAAAAAAGGTATCACAAAAGACTTATCCAACAAAATAAGTGAAGAAAAGAGAATAGACAAACTACTTGCTATTGTGTTTGGCTTCAAAAAGTAAGTGGGCGGTCTGGGTTTGCACCAGAGTCTCAACGTTTATCAGACGTTGGGCTTTTCATCGACTAAGCTACCGCCCACTTTTACTACCACTATTATTAGGTAAAGCAGAACGTGGGTCAATGGGCGTAACTGGTCTATTGGATTCAATATGCAATTGTTTTACGTCCTCAAGATACGCTTGTATTTCATCTACAAAGCTATTGAATGGAATCGACTTTACTATAGCTTTGGCATATTCCTGTTCCTGAGGTGTAACACCCTTCACTCGAGCCTTACGCATATTAGATATGTTAGGATATTGTTCTTTAGGCGGCACTGGGTATACAGGAGATTTCAGCACAATCTTACTAATGTCATCTTCTTTCAACTTTAGTATATCCCTGAAAAGGTAATTCAGCATAGCATGGTTATCGATATATGGATTGTCAGCGTACGCATAAAGAGTCTGGGCGTATTCAGAACGTTGTAACATCAGACTAATCCAATCAAGCTCAGCTAGCCCTGACGTATAACACATTTCTATATTAAAGTTAGAGCCATCTTCGTCAGTCTTGTACGTTTGGTCAGTATTACTCTTAGTCAAAAGAGTATAATGTATCATAAGCAATCGCTTGATACCCTTTTTTAACACTGACTGCATGTGAATAACCGCTCTCGCAAATCTAATTGACTGACTAGTTAATGTCGCTCTGGCGTTAATGTCACCTTCAAAGCCTAAAAACGCTTTTGGTACTCTAACCTCAGAGAAAAATTTATTAATGTAGTAATCAAGGTCATATACCTCAAAGGCATTACTAGACCCAGGCAACTTATCTATTTTCGTATTAACGTTCTGGTTACCTATCGCGATAAATATATCTTCCAATGGAGTCATAGGCGCATGTCTATGCGTCATGGTGCCTACCGACGGATTAATATTCTGACTTCGACGAAAGTCCGAAGCGTACCGACGTAACTGTCTTCTTTGTTCAACTTCGTCAGCATCTCCTGTATCAATAACATGATACAATCTGTCAGGATGACGGATAAGACGGTAAAGCAACACCGAGTCCTCAGATAGTATTATCTGCCGCAAAGAACGATATGAATTACTAAGGATTGCCGTACCATACGGAAAATTCTCTGGATGCAATAAATTAGCAAAGTGGACATAATCCCACGGGTCTGATTGTTCTTTACCCTTTTCGAAACGAACACCAACCTGCTTAAAACCAGTTAGAACCTTCTGGTCACTTTCCTCCCGACTTACTGTCCCTGGATTTTTTATAATGTATCCGTACTCTATGCCTTTCTCGCCACTATAAAACAACCTGTAAAACAAATCACCGTACTTGCATATAACACGCATTAACGGCTGAGGATTACTGGATATGCCAAGTTTATTAAGCAGTGCATTTCCTTCCTTTTCAATAGCTTTGTTCTCACTCTTAATTATTATGGGAACTTGAGGCTTAGACTCGCGAATTGGCTGGGTTGTTTCTTCAGTATATAAATCTAATACAGACGCGGCAATACCCTCATCCAGGTCGTCCAACAAAGCATACCTGTCAGTTCTACTGCGCGGCATTCGAAGTATCATCTGGAGAATGTCACCTCTTAGCCTACCATAGGCATAGTCATCACCGTCAGACTCAGCAACTGGTCGCTCTTCCTTAGGTCTAGTAACATGGGAGTCAATTCCAAATAATGCGGCTAGCCTAGCCTTTTTTGTTGTCATCGGCATCTTGTAACCCCTCGAATAATGAGTTAGAACTTTTATGTAGGTTAATGTATTTTATCACTTCATCTGCCATATGGTCTAAAGAAATTTTCATTTCACCACGGACAGTTATCAAATCAGTTTTATTAGGAGAAGACGTTGGGGTAGATTCTGCTAAAGATACTGAAGTTAAATTAGTAACAGTTGCCCCCTTCATTACACTCTTTTCGTTCATGAGTGTGTACACAACTCCTGCTAATGCGTCAGACGTATCTTTAGACCCAACAGAACCGTCACTTGCTACGTTAGGATGGTCTATAACACCACTATCCAAATCCTCCTCAAGGTCTATCAGTTCCCTTATTAATAATGGATAGTCGTATATTCGTATTCTATCCTCAACAAACGCCTGCCTAGTATAATGATATGGCTCAGGGCGTTCGTCTACAGACAAAAACGCTGTCTTGTATCCCAACTTCGAGAATATCTGAAGGGTATCAGCCGATTGGTATTTATCAGCCGTCACATGAGTTATTGGATACCCATACTCCTTAAGTGCTATAATAAAAGCCCTGATTTTAGAGAAGTCAATCTCGCCCTCTCCTAATAACTTAATAGCCATAATAATGTCAATGACAATCATAGGCTCTTTGTCGATATAATATGTGTTATCATAGCGCATCTTTTTAACTTCGCGCAATCCGCCTATATGACCCATGCAGAATCCAGCAGCATCCTTTTTGCGCGACAAATCCAAATGTACAACTCTTGGACTTCCAGGATTCAAACGTGGAACATAATCAGAGTCTTTCACATGAAACAGCTCATTTACCATAAGGTAGTCCACTATTTCAATGTCAGAATAAATAGAAATTTTAATTATATCCTGTGTAAATGGGTGTTTACGCCCATCTACACACTTAATAATCGGTTCTTTTATTCGGAAAAGTGGTGATATTCCTACAGTAGCTCTTCCAGCTATTTCCCTAAGAGCACGTTCGGTATTTCGCTCAAAATCTTCTTTGAATTCCCCAGGTACTTCAATGACCTCAGTGCCATCTTTGTGAGTTTCGTATTCCTCTAATATCCTACTAGGATGCAGCGCATTTCCTAACTGTACTCTAAACTTAGGTTTTACATATAGTGACTGGGGCTTAACCTCCCACAATGCATACTCAGCTAAGAACACTTTCTTTTCTTCTATCTCATGTCTAACTTTTTGAACATGTCTTTCCAGAAATGAGTGCTTGCTAGTTTTAGACGACAGTAGAAAGGTCATACCAGGAACATAACCCCCTGGACGCATGTATCTGGATTTAATACGACTTCTAGCAGCATTGTAAATTTCCTGAGCTTGCCCTAACTCCTCTGACATACTAGCAGCTTTATTTGGCGCAGTCACTTTATCTTGCATAAAGTTTACTTCGTCCATGTACATGGAAAAAACGTCCTGCCCGAGCACATGAAATTCCTGGGAATTTGAGGTTAATATATTATTTGTAAAAACGCTATGCGTCTTAGGAACTTCTACAACATCATATGTTTTTCTATACCCAACATCAGTTATAGATTTGATACATGTTTTATATACCTCATAATTTTTTGGTATATTTTTTTCCCATTCGGAAAATCTTCTACAAACTCCTCCAGATTCCGAGTATATTTCCTGCTGTTGCATTTCCTGCAACAAGGAACTATGTTTTGAGGAGTTGTCCCTCCGCCTTTTGCTACAGGAATAATATGGTCTATGGTAGAATACTTGCTTATATCCTTTCCACAATAAACACAAGAATAACCAAAATAACCCATCATAAATGCAACGTCTTTTTCTGTTAGGGTAAACTCTACATTCTTCTTCCGTGATTTCCGTCGTTGGTGACGTAACATTAAAATTCGCTGCGTGCGTTCCGGATGCTTTTCCTTCCATTTTTTCCTGTATTCCTTGAGTTTCTCCGGATTCTTTGCTCTCCATTTTCGCTGCCGGGCATTTATATGTTTCCTGTTCTCTGGGCGAGCCTTTTCCGCTAGAATTTTCTCTCGGTTCTTCTTGTAGTAATTCGCACAGATTTTTCGGTCGTATTCTCTCCCTTCTTCCGTTTGACGTTTCTTTTTCTTTTTCTCCCTGTTCTTGCTCGCCCATTTCCTGGAAAATTCCGCATCGCACTCTTTGCAATTGCCTCTTAGGTATCTTTTTTCTGAATTCACTAATTTTACAACTCGAGTTCCGAACTCGCTTACTGGTTTTACCACACCGCATTTTGAGCACTTCTTCGTTCCCTCTGTTACCGAGTGTGCTTTCTTGTCCTTGCACTTTTTTGTATTGTGGTATCTCTTGTTGCTTTTCTTCTTCACACATTCCTTGCATTGTGAAAAAGGTTTTCCGCGATTCATGTAGAACTCGGTTATTGGCATCAATTTCGCGCAGCACGAACACTTCTTCACCTTCTTTGAGTTCGCCTGCTTTTTTTCTAATGTAACTTCCATTTGAACCCTCTACTATAAATTTATGGTCGTAACTACAAACAAGGCTGTCACCTGTTTCAGTTATTACTTCCAAGCATTTTTTTACACCTGAGTACTTAACGCCTTTATACTCACTCGAGAAAACGTCGCTACCATATGATGTCAGTACCTCACTGGACGTATTAGCTAGTTGTTCTACCGCGACATCACCGCAGGGTGTAGCTATCTTAGTGCCTTCAGATACACAACCATAAACCACTGATACATCAGCTTTCTTGAAATTAACTTTTTGTAGTATTCTATGGTCATGTGGAAATTTAGTCCTAAAATATGGCATTCTCTCAATAAAAGCCCTTATACGCCCATAACCAACGTCAGCTACAAGACGTTTAGTCATTGAGTACACTCCAAAAACAATTCTGGAACGTTCCACAAGGTTATAATACTTAGCTGGGTTTCTAAGGCAGGTTAACCTATAGAGTAAATAAACGTATGCAATAGCAGCACTAGTAGTCTTTCCAGAACCAATAGAGCCACCTAGAATAACTTCATAATATTGTGAACCAGGCGCAAATATCTCTTCTAGCATCTCACGCCATTTAGGGTATAAGTCAGGAACTATCCAACCAGCATAAAAGTCATCTTCTAAAAATTTCCATATGGGTACAGGCTTTTCGATGTAATCAAGTTCCCAGATATGGTCATATAACGGACTATCACCGTCATTACTACGTAACTCATTAAATATCTCTAAGGCTACTTTCTGTTCATTAGGTGACAATGAATCAAAGAACTTCCTACTTTTGTGTAGATGTTCCTGGTATAGTTTTTTTGCTAGGTTTACTTCCCCTACGTTTTTTGTCGTTTTTAGGTTCGTTATCTTTAGAAGAGGGTCTTTTTCGAACATTTCGTTTTTCGAGCTTTTTTTCTTTTTTGATTTTTTCTGGTTTTCCGCCATTTGAACTTTTCCTCACATGTAAATCTTTCAATCTATCGCGCGCTTCAGGTAAATCATCAACCATAGGTAACTTTTTTACATTTACCGAACGCGTAACGTCATCGTCTGTACTAACAACTTTATCTGCCCCACCGACGAACATATCAACCATCGTCAGTATTCTCTCTCTAGACACTGAATCTATGTCTTCGCTTATATTCACATTAATACTGTTTAGGGCAATAGTTGGATTCTCCTGATTGTTAGCAGGTTGCTGGTTAACTTTAACGCCTAACCTATCCAGTAAGTCTACAGCAGCCTTATACTGCTGTCCAGACGGCGGTAAATCAGTCATGTCTGATGTTATGCCCATTAAAGACCTAGCTATAACTGACAAAGCTTGAGCCATTAACTTCTCTAGCTCGCTAAGCGCATAAAATTGTACCCTTTCCCATCTCGAGTCCTTAAATTCGAAATCCTTATATAAAGTCTTAAGGAAATACTGAATATCATACCTATTTAGGAATGATGACACCTCATTAGGGGTTAAACCAGCAGATAAGAGCGCAGCCTCTCCATGGACTACGTATTTCTTAGCCAATTTTATCTCATCAGGTGTAAGAGGTATATCTAGTGTCATAACTCAACCATAGCTTCCATTACAGTTTTGTATATATTAGACGGTACTCTCTGAGCTGCAACTATCCATAACTTCTTATAGCAATCAACACAGACCTTGCTCTCAGACTTCGGAGTGTATACTCCGAGAGTAGCGTCACATTCGTAAGGAATAACATAAGCCATTTCCCTAGACGAAAAGTGAGATTTGCAAATTACACAATCAAATCCCTCTGTCTCTACTCTTGGAACTTTACTGTCTATTATGTCATGGAACTTTGATAACGACTCTACTTGTTTAGTCGTGACTATCTCAGCTACTGTAAGATTCTTACTAGCTATTTTATCTAGTGTTTTATCAGGATTCTTAAGGTAAGTTCCCTCAAACTTACTCCTAAAACAACCTTTGCATATGACGATACCATCACTTCCATAAGGAACTGTTTCATCGTCGTATATCAACACGACAAAATCAGTCTCTACATAACTACCCGAACACACCGGACACGTTAAGTACCTATTAGACACAACTTGGCTACTAGCTGGAATAACTGAAGATACCCCTTCCTCTATCATCTTAGCAAAAACCTCTTGAGGTTTATAAACTGCCAGACACTTCATACAAACGGAGAAAAACAACCCATCTTTGCATATAGTATACAAAGAGTCTGGCTCTGTATCTTCCTCGCAATACTGACATGGTACAAAAGAATGGTCACTTCCCATAAAAACCTCCACTATATATTGTATACACATAGCCTAAAATGTCAAGGGGTAATTCGTTACCGGTTGCAAAATACCCCTTGACGACAAATGTCACTTACAAATGAACCATCATTTGTTTTTACGACATTAATGACATTATCAGCCAAATCCTTAAGAGAACTCTCATGAGTTATTAAAAATACCTGTTTATCCTTGAAATTCTTACGGAGTAAATTCATCGCGGACTCTACGCCAGACTCATCTAAACCGTTAAATATCTCGTCTAGGAATAACTGTGAGAACGAACTACTATACGTAAACTCAATGGCATCACGAATAGATAATAACACAACTAGGTCAACTCGAGTCTTTTCACCAGTAGACACAATATCGTAAGCATCTCCGCCATCACTATAAGAGACATCTAGTCCCAAATTACCGTCATCATTCCTAAAGCGTATCTTAAGGTCACCATCTGTTAAAAACTCAGAATGGCTAACTGCGCACTTATTTATTACAGGATACAAATTATCAAGCAGGTACGAAGGGATACCATTATAATGAAACGCCTTCATCCAATATTCTGCTACAAACAGGTATTCCTCAACGTCGATTGCCTCAGACTTCAATTTGTCTATTTGGGACAGTGCAGACTTAATTTTTAACTCAGCGTTGCTAATCAGTGTCACAAATCTATTGTCACTGTCATTAATGTGTTTCCGTACCTTAACCCACGCAGAACTTTGCGATATTCGATTATTACGCAACTCAACCTTTAACCTACTGACAACCGAATAATCAGGTTCGTCAGGCTCTTCTAATGAATTTAGTTTAGACTCTATGTCATCAAACTCTGTTTCAAGACTAGATTGCTTATTAACGTGCTCTTTGTATTCAGATTCTAATTTCTCAAGTTCATCTCGCAAAGGTTGTACGGCATACACCCTTTTCTCAAAAGCTCTCGGTAAGTACTGACCGCAAAAAGGACAAATACCTTCTTCTTGTTTTGCGTTAGCGTCGCTTTTATCAATCACGTCTTTCTTTGCTACTTTAACACGCTCCTTAATAGCTGAAATCTTTCCCACTACCTCCCGAAGCTCCTGGCTGATACGTCTTAAACTTGTAGTGTATCTTTTTTTCTGGGAGTTATACTTCTCCACTCTCTGCATATAACTATCTCTTATATCCGTCGTAATAATCTCGTTATTTAGCATTTCATCTATCAGAGTATGTTCCTCTTCTTGCAATTCTCCTATATCCTTAATAAAATCAATATAGTTAGATTGCCACCTAAAGTCAAATATACGTGACTCCTCGGTATACTCAGCAAGACTTTCCTGAAGATTACTAACTTCCTGTTCTTTTCCAAATATCTGCGATTTTATCTGGGATAGCCTACTTTCATACGTATTTTTGTCTTTCTGCGCCTTTACGTAAGCTTTAGCATAAGCATCAAAGCCAAGCAACTCTTCGAGAACCTTCTTTCTAGCAGAGTCAGTAAGCCTACAAAACGACGAAGTACTACCAGCAAATAGAACCGTACTTGTAAAGTATTGATAGTCAAACCCTAAATATTGCTCTAAAAGAGCTTGCTTGCCCTTGTTAGTACCGTCAGTCACGCTACTAAACGATAGAGTTGTGCCACTTCCACGCTCACGTCTACGTCTAATCTCAAAAGTGTCATTAGGCGTTTCAATTTCTAACCATACCTCGCAAGCATTCGCATCGGAATGAATTACATCATCTGCTCTTGTTTTACGAATAGTCTTACCAAATATAGCCCATGATATTGCTTCGAGTAACGTGCTCTTACCTGAACCATTTCGCCCATTTATCAGCGTAACGCCATAAAATTCGCGCAAATCCAACTTTAGGGACTTAAACGACATAAAATTAACAGCCGTTATTGTTAATACTCGCATTTCATTCCTTTAGGTAATATAATCCCTTACTAACTAGAAAGTCACTTTCAGCAGAATCATGTGGAAATTCTTCGACATACTGACGAAGAATACCCTTAACAGATGTTTGGTCAAACATTATTCGAGGCTTATATTCGTCTTCGGCAGCAACAGTCTGTATAACCTTCATGCCAGACTTTGGTTTTATTTTGCTAATTGTATCGCCATCTGCGATTACTTTAACGTAGTCTATATCCCGAACTTCTTGCATGTCATCTTCGCACGTAACACGTACGAACTTTGGGAGATTATTAAGCTTCACAAACTCAGGAGCTGTACCACCAAATATCATAAATCCATTAGTATTCCCAGACTCACCCCAGGTATGCTGTAGCGGGGAGCCGACATAATAGACATTTTTACGAATTTTCTGTTGTTTATGGTAGTGTCCTAGAGCCACCCATTCATAATTCTTAAATATACCACGTTGGACACCGCCTTCCATTACATATTCATGTGCTCCAACCATCGCTCCTTTAACACCAAAATGACCAACTAAACAAGTAGCCCCATTTTTTCTCAGCGACCGTACCTTTTCGCCCACGTATTCTGGAGAATCACTCCACGGAATAAAACCTACGCTTTTACCCGCAACATTAACAACTGATGGTTTAACTATAACTTTAGCTATTTTACTAAGTATTCTAATTGATACCCGTGTTCCATCGTTTGAGATGTCATGATTACCCTTAAGAATGTACAACGGAATAGTAGACTTCGAAAGCACCGAGTATACGCTATCCAATACGGTTACATCAATAGATTTACGACTATGAAACAAGTCACCTGCGATTATTAATGCGTCGACTCCTTTGTCTTCACTTATGGAAATTATACTGGACAAAGCTTGCAATACCCACTCTAACCTGGAGTTAAGACCATCCTTAGTTATACTAGAGTACTGCACATAATTATGAGCATGTACATCAGCACATACAGCTATTTTATGCATTTAATCCTCTATACACAGTGTTATACAACTCAGCCAACTCACACACCATCTCTAACCTAACAAATGCCTCAAACAAAGTATTCCCTGTTACAAACACACCGTGATGCAACATCAAAATAGTGTTGTATTTTTCCCCAGCTATCTTCATAGCAGCAAGCCTAGACGCTTTACTACCAGACTTATGGTATAATTCTGTCGTTTTTATCCTAAGAAAATGCTTAGATTGTTCAGTCGAAATACGATTATACCACTGGATATGATTCTTCATAGCCGCTATCACACTTACGGGATGTACGTGTATTACAGCGTTTACAGAATCGTCAATATTGTATATGGAAAGGTGTGTTTGTACCTCAGAAGACGGATTTGCGTTCTTATGTTTACATTTACCACCATGAGTTACAATGACCAAGTCCTCACTTTGCAAAAAACCTAGATGAGTACCCGACGCAGTAATAGAAATGCCATATGGCTTGCGAACACTAATATTACCCGCAACGCCATAGTTATATCCTCTGAGATACATCATCTCCCCGCAAGTAGGAATATCAACTTCTTTCATAAATGTTACCTTTCATCCCCAGAACCAGAAAGTTTGTTTCGCTGTTGGCGGCTACTAAGTTTAGCAATATTTTCAGCTGCTACATCAGCCAAATCAACACCCAGGTCTGACGCAAGAGCGGCTAAATACCACAGTACGTCTCCCATTTCCTTTGTAACCATATCAATAACAGTGGCGCAAATATTAGGGTTATTTTCCCTAAAACTTTCGTCTTGTAATTCTTCAATAGCACCGTCTCTTATGAGTTTTTTAATCTTTTCAGCAACCTCACCCGCTTCCCCATTAAGACCAAGAGCAGGGTAGATGATACTATATTCCTTTGGGTATATAGCTGTTTTCCGTGCTTCCTGTTGGTATTCAGAAAAATTTAACATCGCTTACACCCCACTTTCTTTAATGTCTTTTTCTTTCCAGTGTATACACCATGTAAATTTTGTCATCCCATAATCTTTTGGTTTTTTATTTTTGCGATTAGTGCAATTACCGTTTTTGTCCTGATATTTACAATTATTACAGGATTTTTCTTTTCTTTTTTTACTCATTACTTGCCTTTCATACTTTGTCAGACTTTATTCCAGGGTTTTACTCATGGGTACATTATTTTTCTTAGTTTTTTCCGTACATATTCTAAGTCATTGTACCATAAGTCATAGAGCGAATTCCATGGTCTTGGAACCATAATGGGTATACCACCTGCGACATCCCACTTCTCTATTACGGAATCCTGGTCATCTATTAGTATATGATTGTCTCTTGCTATTAAATGCTTCTGCTTACATAAAAAGTAGTTTTCAGGTAATATACCAAAGCGCTTATTAATCCACGCTGCCTTATATCCAGCGCTATTCGGGTCAGCGCATGGAGTCGAGCATATAAACACATTCTCTTTGCCAACATAGTCCGTACATGTGTAAAACAGGGTCTTAGCTATATTGTATTCGGGCATATTAAGCCAAAACTCTTTGGAGTTCATCTCGATAAACCTCCAAAATATATCCTCAGGTACTCCAATCCTGTCATATACAGTAGACTTCTCCCACATAGCACTATGGTATAAATTTCGGTTAAATAGCATCTCGCACGCACGCACAAAATCAGAAAGAACACCGTCCATATCCAGAAATATCTTGTAATCCATAAATTTTTCCTTTCCCGTAGTATTATTTACGAAAACCAGCAGGCACATCGCCGTCATCTTGCTTTATGTCCAGTATTCTCTTCATAACATTCTTAGCTACACCTTCACTAGTAAACTGGATATCTTCTGTAAAACACGTACCACCTAGATTCAAAAGTAACCTTATGTTACTACCCATTCTAACAGCAAACTTTATAACACTAGCGTCACTCACAATAACTTTTTCATGTAGTTTAATCATCCTAAACACCAATCCTTTCTAGTCCTATCTCACAATATTCCTGGGATAACTCTATCATTACAAAGTTTCTGCCAAGATTTATACATGATACAGCTACCGTAGATGCCCCAGCAAACGGGTCTAGTACTAAGTCTCCTTTGTAACTCAATAAGTTAATACACAAGTCCGATAAGTCCGTATGAAAGTTTGCTTTGGTTAATTCTGGCTGTGTAGGCAAGTTCCAAATACCGCATACGCCCTTCATAAAGTCATCTTTTTCTATAGTTGAAACACCCCTTTGTATTTTTTTCCATTGCTTTTTATACCCAAACATTACAACCTCAAAAGGACAATAGATATAAGGCGCACTAGCACTTAAATAACTTCCAAAGGCTGAATGTCTTCCTCTGTGTCTATCTGTCCAAACCGCAACTCCGTTATAGTGTAACCCAACTTTTTTGAACAAACGCTGGAATGAAGCAAACGGACTAACTCTTACCTTATTGTTCTGTGTACCCATCTCTAACAAACAATTAAGAGCAATACGTCCATCAGGCTTTAATACCCTATAAATTTCTGAAAGCCATTTACGGCACCACTTTAAGTACTTCCCCCACGTCATGTTGTCCTTGTAAATGCCGTAATCCTGTCCAATATTATAAGGTGGGGAAGTTACCACTAAATCGACTGAGTTATCAACGATTTTGTCTTGCATAAATTCTATGCAGTCAGCGCAGTGTATTTTATTAATTATTTTTGAATCTAACAATTTTAATCCTGTTCTTTCTGTTTCTAGTTAACAAATGCCGCCTTCTTTCCCGGTACTTCCTTCGTGCGCTACACATATAGCTTCACCGAATGCACGAAATATATCGTTCAATAAACACATGTCTAGATTGTAATATTCAGCTATCCCTTCTAACGTAGACTCTTCTGAAGCTAGCTCCATAAATATCCTTGATAACGGAAATCCCGTACCTTTAAGGCACCATACACCACCAAGTTTCTTAGCACTATACTCAATACCCTGTATCTTGGTCAGGTCTACGACATCGTTTAATCTTACACTCACATTCTCAGCAACATTTGCCGTATTTTCTGCGACATTTCCGTTAGTAGGATACGCTGCGTTCCACCATGCATCAATTAGCTCACTAAGTGTGTCTTTTGCCCCAATTACTAATTTTACCGAGTTATGCTTAAGCACTAGTTCACAATTCATTTTCTTTGCTAGTTCCAACGTTTCTTCTATGGCGTCGTCGTAACTAGCCAATACCTTAGCTGACACCTCTACGTCAGAAGTAAACTCTACGTATTTAGTATCCTTATTCATGCCTATTCCCCTTTTCTTAGTATCTTCGACACCCTCGCGCCACCATTCGCGAGACTTCTTTCTTTCTAAATAAATTATAATAAAGACAACTATACCCGTTATTAACCCAACGAAAAGCGACACTATCTCTCCAACAATATCCACTTGTCCCATGACTATCCTTTCTTATTTCCTCAGTAGTATACGTTCGGATAAAAATAACTTTTTACCTTTGACTATAATATAGGGAAACATTCGTACTATGTCTACTTTACTCAATAGAAACATAGCATCGTATTCTGCATCTGATAAATCGTCTGGTAAATTATCTTCATATTCCCAATAAATTTTTATGATGTTAGGCATTATTCGTCCGCTCCCCAATTGGCAAGTTCCCACTGAAATACTACAAGAACTCCACAGTGAGGGCACTCCATATCACCTTCTGTATGAAGTTCATTGATAACACTTCCTACTAAATCAGTAGCATCAACCCATTTTCCACACTTAGGACACTTGAAATCATATCCCTTGATAGTTGGTTTTTCTTTTGGCTTATCCTCTGAAACATCAAAAACTTTTTTCAATGCATCATAAAGTCTTCTGAAGTCACCCCAAAGAATATCTCCATAAATACCTTCTCCTTCCTCTCCGGGAATAGGAATCCATAAAGATACGACACCGGGCTTTTCCGTAGTCACGTCAATATGATGTTCGTCTTCAAGGTTAAAACTATTGTGTAAGATTGCAGGGAGAGTATAATTTAGTTTGAATTTGTCACAATCTGGAACACAATGTATATACATACGTTTACCATCAAACCCGTTTTTATACCTTGCGGTACTTCCTTTCGGAATTATTTTTCCACAGGCAACACATTTGTGTTCTTTGCGGGTTTTGTTTACATGATGCGAATATGGATAACGTTCTTTTCGTGGCATTATCACTCCTCGAAATCTATTGACTCGTCGGTTTTGGTTTTTCGAGATTTCGTTTACGAATCAGTTCAAGCATTTGACATTTTTCACTTTCCAACTTATCCGAATCTATTTCAAAGAACTCAGCGAGAAGTTTTTCGATTGGAGTGCGTATCGGAAACAAGCAGTAGTCTTCGTATTTTGCGAGAACTATATCTTTTTCGTAATTTATCCAATCGATGAACTCGCCAATAGTCTGGCTTTTATCATTTATCTTTTTGAGTTTTTCGTGTTCCGGGTATCCTTCGACTACTTCTTCCGCCATAACCAGCTCCTTTCTCTACAATTGGGATTAGTTGCCCTAGTCCATTGCAACTTTCAAATTGTTTAACTCTCTCTTTAACTTTTCTAAACTATTACACCACTGAACAAATGGATGAAAATGGAAAAGGCAGTTGTTCTTCTGTTCTTTGTTTTCATAAACAACAAAAATATGAGGTTTGTTGGTTAGTAAGCTGGAAGCTAAAGCCGCTCCGAATTCCGTATACATTCCACTCCCGATTTCATTATGAAGAAGTAGTATAAATATTTTAGAGTCCACAATAGCGTCAATTTCAGCTTTTGCCCGTTGATTGCAATGCCCAATGTGGTCGGTGTAGGGTTTAACCTTGGACATTGAAGCCCAATCATAGGCAATAGACCAACCCAAAGACTTAACAAACTCTTGGACTTCTGCAACTTTTTCTTTGTTTCGTAGCTTACTTGCAACATAAACTTTTCTATTCATTGTCATCCTCCTCGAAATCTATTTTGTCATGACCTTCAGATTTCATTTCGTCGCCTTTGCGTATTGCATCGCAATCGACGACAGTGATATTTGATAAATTAAATTTCTTACCAGCAGGAGCAACCCAACCCTCATTGTTGAGCCTGCTAACGAAAAATTCTTTAGCCTCTTCATCGGTCATTTTACGAATCTTTGTTTCGGTATAACTATAAGAAACGTAAATAGGCTTATTCGGTGTAGGTGTTTCTTTGTCATTAAACACTTGAAGCGATAAGCTACCCGTATCATAATCTATCTTGACCAACTTATAACCGTCCTTTATTGAACCATTTCCATCATCTTTCGGACTCGTCCACTCGTCGTACCTAATCCACACACTTTTTGGAACAATGCTATTATTGTGAAGCGTCCAGCTATAATTAGTTGTAAAACCACCAAGTGATAAAAATTCATTAACAACTTCTTCGGTTTCTTTTTCCTCGACGTAAGGTGTTGTATAAACCGCCACACGTTTCGATTCCCCAAGTTCTCGCATTAATTGTTCCTGTTTTTCTAAGACCGCATGGGCATCCCCGTCAACTCGAACTATAATCATCTTGTGCTCTTTTTCAGCACGTTCGAGCGTTTCTTTCGTAGGGTTATCTTCGAGAATAATAGCATCTGCGGTGATTTTTACGTCGTCAGTAATCGTCATTAACTTATGTAATTTACCCATTGGTCTCACTATTGGCAATACTATACGATTAGCCAACGATAAACCGGTATCTATAACGACCTGCGTCTTTATAAATTCTGCTGACTTTACAGGCTGAACGTCGATGTATAAATTATTGTTGTCTTTTCTTATATTGACTGCGTTAAAATGCTTCTTCAGTTCGTCCTCTAACGCTGTAGTTATAATTGTATCAGCAAAGGCGTTCTCAATAACTTCATTGAGTTTGTCTTTGACGTCTTCAGGGATACCGACGAAAGATTCATCGACCTCACGAAACGTAACCCCGGCATCGAACTTGCATCCGGGAAGTGCGAAGGTGTAACCACTATCTGACGTGTCATACTCTTCCTCATCGTAGCTTAGTTGAAACAGCATTTCGTCCCAAACGAAAGCTCCAACATAAATACCGTGTTCGATAACAACATAGACATAAAAATTACCACCGCAACAAACCATGTCTTCTTTAACAACGACATTCTTATTTTTATGCGACGGAACTTCGTCACCTACGTTGTAAACCAGCATTAGTTCGTCGCTGAATGAATAACTTTCAACGTAATCGTGGGCTTTACCACAATTAGGGCAATAAACTACTTTTCCGAATTTGAACTTGTCACGTACTGTCATAATTAACCCCCTTCTCCACAATTAGTTTTGATTAGGTGTTCAACGTAGCCCTCAAAGGTAAATGGGCAATCGTGTCTTGCCTGCCCTGTCTTTTCTTCGTAGTCGATGCAGAAATTTTCGTAACCTTCACGCAGCATCGTCAGTGCCATTTCTTCTTGTGTTTTTGTGCTATCTATGGAACTGGAATTATCAGAAGCTACGGAGTTAGGTTTTTCGTCCAACGCACCACTTAAATCCTCAAATATTGACTTAAGAAGTTTCAAATCCAAATCACAATCATCTGCAATTTCAGACAGTTTGTTATCATCTGAAATTTCTGCTAACACTCTGGATAAAGGGAATCTCGTTCCTTTAAGACACCACCGCCCACCCAATTTTTTAGGATTAGATTCTATCCCATCTACCAAAAAAAGTTTTAATGCGCCTTCCTCTATCCCAGCGGCATAGCTGCGCAATCTATTGTTATCTTCTTCGAGCTTGTCTTTTTTGTCTCCCTCATCAATAATAGCGTCAATAGTTTCTCGAAATTTTTTGCTGTATTTTCGTTTGAATAAACCCATTTTAATCCTCCAATATTTGTTTAAGTTCATCAAGCAACCCGTCGGTTTGTTTGACAGGCAGTAAAGCATCATAAGATTGATGGTCGCCTAAACTCGCCTTCCTTGAACCTGCAATACCTTGAAGATAGTCTATGACCTTCTTCACCGTATCTTTGGGTATTGGTGCCATTTCTTTCATAGGTTGTGTTTCGACAACCCCAAAGCTTGTTATTTGGAACTCCTCTACAATTTGGGAATCAACTTCGAACTTACCAACACCACTAGGTACGACTTTAACAAGCCCATCTTCAATTAATTTTGAAATAGGAAAGTCATCTTTGTGTTTAAGAATTTTACAGTTCATAATCAATTCATTGTTATTGTTAATTTCCAATTTTTCTACTTCTCCGATAGCTTCTTGTGAATCTTCACTTACACCCAAAGGCTGTGATGGATACAAAAGTATAGTTTTATCCTTCACGTCATTAACCATCTTCTCGACAACTTCACGTGGGTAAATGTCGCCATTTGCTGTTGGTTCGTCCGCCTTAATACCTACTGTTGCTATAATAAAATTCTTTCTTATTGGACATTCTGCCCCATCTGGATTTCTGCAACCGATTTCATCAAGCCAAGGACATTCAATTTCTACACAACGCAACTTTTGTTTCTCATGCAATTTTACTTCTTCCTTAGAAATATCCTCATCGTCAGTATCTTCCTCTTCCTCGGCGTCGTCACAGTAAGGTTCTTCGTAAGGGCGCGGGTCATGTATTTCGCAATATGCTGCTGCTTTCGTATTACTATAGATGAACTCGTCATAAACCTCGACTACTTCGACTTCTGGTAATGGAATCTTTTCGCCTTTGTACGTATCGTCGTATTCGATATCCTCGAATAATACAAGCAGTTCTTTTTGGAAGAACTTAAGCAGCGGAATCATAACTTGTCTAATTTGTGGGTGTGCATCTTTGTGGCACCGAAGCTTGAGCACATGACGCCACTCACGAATAGATGCTTGCATTCCAATTACAGTTCTTAGGCAGTTAGGAAGCACCGCACGCGCTTCTTGAGGTTTTGCTCCAAATTCATTTCGAAGTGTATTGTAAGCCCACTCAGACCATAAACAGGATATGAACCACACGTCCCACGCGGTCATTGAATGTTTACTTCCTTTATCTGCATTTACAAAATGCCAAGGAGTTATTTTTGGTGCTTTACTACCAACCGAAATACATGTAACAGGTATTGGATGCGGCAATTGTATATCTTTTCTATCGTCGTCAGAAGCATCGTCATATTCGTCAAAGAAAAATGGCTCGATAAAATTAACTCCACCGAATTTTTTCTCGCTACCCTCATCACAGTACCTTGTAGACTGTTGCGCGTAAGACGCTAGTCTGTGACGCACAATTTCATGACTAATTCCGCGGTCGCAAGTGATTTCAACGGCAATAACACCGAATTCGAGCATTGCGTGATGCCCTTTGTCTCGAAGAAACTTGATGATTTTGTCGGCAGAACCTTCGCCGATTCTATCCTCTGAGCGCCAACAACGTCGAGCGTTGATTTCAATGAGTTTTTTGATTACGTCAAATTCGTGCATTTTATACACGATTACTTTTGGATTAACTAGTTGCATTATTTCCTCCTTCTTCTAATTTTTCGTGATAAAATTCACCTGTGGGTAACCCCGTTTTTGCGTCTATTTCTCTGAAATAAACCCCGTTGATTTCAACGTATTTCATACTATCCGGGCAAAACGCGGGGTCTTTGAATTTATCGGGAATAGCCTTTTCGTCAAAGTTAATCCACCCTCCATCAATCGGCGTCGAAAGTGCCGACAATACAAGCATTTTGTCGCCTTTAATAATATAGTAGGCTTGTCCCTTATCGTAATCGTGGAATATAACTTTATCGGCGAGCATCCACTTTCCGATAAGAGTTAATTTTTCTATGACTTTTCTCTCTAAATCATCTGGAGTATTTCCCGGCTCATGACGATTTCCCCAAGACCTGACCGCTTCTTTATCGTAGACTATTCGCACTTTAACCTCCACCGTTTATGATTTTATCTTTGTTAATTTTCAAATCCTTTACGATACCTATTGGTTTATCTATGCAAACCACAATTTCGTTGCCTTTTGTAAAAATAGCACTTAACGCCATTTTTACGAGTTCGTCTTGCTCTTTTGTGAGAGCAACAGGGTATACAATACCGTTCTTTTGATATACCAGTATGATACTGTCATTACTATCAGTAGGCATTACAAAGCTCCTTTCTATGGGCGAAAGTTAATGTTAGGAGCGACGTAATTGCCTGTAAATATACCAATAACAATAAGCAAAAGTATTGCTAATGCTCCGTAAACAACACATGTCATGGTAACAGCAAACGTCCTATCGTCTTTATCAATAGCGCTTATATTTTTCATAAAGACAATCAGCCCAATCGACAATATAAGTAGTAATAGCCCACAAGTAACTATGCTAACCATCTGCTCTGCTTTATACTCAGCTATCGCTATGTCGTTATCGACATTAATGTTATACGGAAGACAACCTGTGAGAAACACTACAAGCACAAGTACTACCAACTTCATAATAAATCCTTTCTGTTATACACGGTTATTTTCTATTTTCTTGATTACTCTTAAAATAAACCCAGAAGTTTTGTTCCTAAAATCGTCGTTGATGTAATCCCCGAAATATATTTTATGAGAATTAACTTCTACAGCGTGTATTTTTCTGTCTCGCATATCGTTTTTAGTATACTCAGCACCACTTTCATGCGGATACGTACCTTCCTCTGGATACACAATATGACTCTCAAATGGAAACGCAACGTCAACGTAACCCACCACAAATTCTAAGTAAACACGACCAGCGTTATGCTCATATGGCGCGTCATTCCAGTCATCACCATATTGACTCCCATTTTTACCAAGGTAGAAACGAATAACATTACCCCGAGGGTCTACATCTATGATGTTATACTCTTCTAAAAATGGCGGCGTCGCGTCTTTTTCTATCTTCTTGACTTTTTCTACCACCTCATCTAATATCTCATAGAATTCGCGGAGCGTCATTAACCGCATTTCAGGCATGTCTATACCGTTTGTATGCCCGTCACTTCCACCGCTTTGATTACACTTTTCATTATGCCAGTAAATTTCAACAAGCCGCTCAGGTTCATCTAGTTTCTTAGTGCGTTGGTTCCAACAAGTAATGTACGAATTCGTTCTTTCACTGTGTGAGAAACCGTATTTGCCTATACTGTCAACCTCAACCGCGCCTAAAGACCTCAAGAACGTTTTTACGTGTTCTTCGTTTTTAGATAAGTATTCAAGTTTACTTGAGGTATTTAGTTCATTAAGCTCTTCCCACATGTCTGTAACAGAGTTTTTAATTACGTCAAGTAACTCCATAATTTCCTTAAAGCCTTTTTCACCATAAACCCTAAGGATATTATCAACTCTGTCTGTGACTATGGTCATATCGCAAATATCGCGTGACCATAACCCAGTCTCGTCGTCAGTAATAACATCAATAGATAAAATTGGCTCACTTTGCATCCCGACCACCTTTCCGTTTTATAAAATACAATATAGAATAAGTATGATAACCACTACAGTAAAACATAGCGGAAATACACAACCACTTTTCTCCATCATGGCATTTTCCAATTCCCTATCAAACTCTTCCTGTGTCATATTTGGCGTATGTCTATATGGGCATTTTGTGCACTTACAATGAGCCACATCTTGCATCGGTAACGTAACAGATTTTATAGTCTCCATGTACTTCAACTCAGAATTAAGTAGTTCTATACACTCACGCAGTGCGACTGCGTAATCTTCCACGTCCTGCGTTAGTAATTCAACAACTTTAGTTAAGTCGCTATCTAGTTCCCACGCGTCTATGATATCTGGTAAGTTTGGGTACTCTGTAGGATTAGAAATACGATGCAATTCAAATTCCAGGTAGTGTACAGCCTTTTTCAAGTCTTCCGTAGAATTATTCTTGCGGTTACGACGCGCTATGTACTTTACCACACTTCCTATCTGAAAATTTAGATTTTTACTCATTATGACTTCTATAGGCTGTACCTCTGAATCTACATAATGGTCACCACCAACTTGTTTTTTCATTACATCATCAGCCATATTAACCTCCGATAATCTTTGTAAGCTGTTTATATAAAACTTTGGCTTCTTCAATCGTTTCTTTATCGTCAGGATGTTTTTTCCAATAGTAATCCATGTTGTTTATAGCCCATTCGTTTAATAGCAAATCAAGGCTGTCAATTAAAACCTGTAACGGCAACTCGCTGTCTTTGCATACATCTGTTCTTTTCCACCCTTCTTGTTCGTCTATTGTAATGTCCTCTAAATTAACGCCAATAGCTTCACATTCAGCAGGTATTTTATCTGCCCGCAAACACGGACAATTTGAAGCTCACATATTTTTATTATGAAACCATAATTTAGTAAGCAATAAATTTTTCCACATCTTAGCCTCAGATTAATAAATATCAAAATCACTACTAAAATGGCAGTCGCACTCATCGCAAATCCATGTTTCGTTATCAATGTCAATTTCCATCATCATATGACAATTCGGACATTTTGTTTTGACAACGAAACGATGATTTTTGTATTCTGCCAATTTAAGGAGCGTATCAACACACTCCCTCATATCTTCAAAATACTTGAAAATTGCTATTTCTTCTTTTTGTAAGTTCAATGGATTTTTGTGTTCATGCGAAACCCAGAATCTTTGCGTAAAATCTTTTTCCATCTTAACCTCCGGTTCTACTCCATCAGCAAATCACGGATATCCTCACCACAATTCTCACAGTAAGTGGCACTAGCTTCGTTAACTTTATTACACTTGCGACACAACTTTTTTGTGTCTGGTAATGTTGACTCAGTAGCTACAAGTCTCACACCACATTTTGTGCAAAATTTCTGATATCTATCTATAACAGCACCGCAACTACTACACTTAAGTACTTTTTGTGACATAATAACCTCCAAAGTTAACCTTTTACAATTTTATCCAGCCTCCACACTATCCTGAAATCTTTGCCGCACTCTGGACAAATCTCCCAGGTTGAAGCTTTGACATCTTTTGTCTTCTTGACGATAATATCGTCAATCCAAGCGTCCAATAGAACACTTAGTAGTATCTTATAACCACAGTATGGACACTCATATTTACTCTCTTCTAGGCTCAAGTTTCTTAACTTTCTTAAAGTTATCTGAAGGAATTGAATGTTCCATAACACGCAACAACCTTTCGAAAATCTCACCCTCAAGCGACATACTTTTTAACTCATACTCGCGGCATATTTCTATAAACCCAGTTGGTGAGAATCTTGCTTTCACGTACAAACCCATAGCAGCTCCTGAATAGTTATCGTATGCATACTTCAACGACATAACCCTGTAATTATTTTTAATTACAGTCTCGTTCTCAATGAGTTTATCACGGTATTTCGGGCACTTATCGACATTCTTGAAAAACTTACTTAAAGACGATTCGCCAATTGCTTTTATAATCTCGTTAGACCTCTTTTCCCCTATACCACTAACACCTTTAATATTATCCGAAACATCTCCCCATAAAGCTCTTTGCATCAAATAATATTTAGGCTTTGTTGATATAAACTCGTCAATAGGTCTATGATGAACAGGCTTAACAACTACAATCCTACGCTTTTTCGAAACCATCTGAAGAAAATCCCTGTCATTGCTATACAGGGCAAAACCATCGTCGCATTTAATTTCTCGCGTCAATTTATAAACAGCGTCATCAGCTTCAAAATTCGGTAGTACTGCAACTATGACGTTCAACTTCGGCAATACCTCTTTAAGAATTTCTACCTGCTCCATATATGAATAGTAAAAAAGCTCTGACTCCTTACGCTTCTTACGTTGAGCCGCCCTAGTAGCTTTGTATTCTGGGCATAATTTGTACCTAAACTTTGGTACAGAAGAGTCAAACGCAAATATAACCCTATCGTACTCCCTGTGCGAACTCAGAAACCGTCTAAGAAACAACATAACGCCATAAACTACACCCGACAGCTTTCCAGTAGAAGTTAGCAAGTCGTATGAATGTGCAAATCTTGCGCACATATTATTTCCATCAACTATAAGAGTCGCCATATGCTACACCTTATGGTTTATTACGTCTATTGTTGTTAATAGGATTAGTAAACTTCGCAAGCTTATTTTGCTTCCTTTTACGAAGCATTTCCTCAATATCATGAGCAGAGGTCTTAGGTGGCGATTTTCGCTTGCTCTCTTCTATATGGTTAACCGCAGTTTCAATTATCTCTTTGAGATGTTCAACTCCGTCAATTTTCTCAACGGACTTAAGCAAAAAAGAGTCATCCGTAAATGATTTAGCGTCAGACATTGATTCAACTATAGTTCCAGGATACATACGCCAGTATTTTGAGAGCTCTTCAACTACAGATTCCTTAGTAAGACCCTCGCACATCTTTACCCTTACAGACGTACTAGCTATTATGTCCGTATCCAATGACACCAAAACAATCCCACATAGAACTATTATATCCTCAGTTCGTAGTTCATTCGGGGGCAACTCTTTAATAAATATACTGAGCGCTCCAGCTTTCAGGAAATCCACTAGTTTATCAAATATAATTAACATGAAACCCCCTTCTATTCGTACTCTTCGTCGTCGTCATCTTCGTACTCTTCGTCGTCTTCGTCCTCGACTTCATCATCCTCTTCGTACTCTTCCTCATCGGCGTCCTCGTCTTCTTCGTATTCGGAAGTCTCGTCATCTTCTTCGCCTTCTTCTTCAGGTTCACTGTGCTCCAACTCTTCCCACTCCGAATCTATGAACTCTATCTGTTCTAGAAACACTTTGTCCTCGATATCAATAAAGTCAATTTCTCCCAATGTCCACAGTAGCGTAGCTATAATGTGGAGAATGTTAGCTTGAACAGTTTTCTTTTTCTCATTTTTGTAATCGTCGTAAAAGTTAAGAATAGCGTTGCGGATGTCCTTGTTCGTGCGGTTCTTTGTGATATACTCAATATCGACTTTATCAGACTTCTTTTTAACGCTTATTTTCTCAAGCATTGAGTCTAACTGAGCTTTATTCGCAATATTGTCGATATTCTTAAACACAGCATTTCTTTCTTTCTCTGGTAAATCAGCTATAGCCATAGCAGCATTAGCCGACAGTAAGCTAGAACGAACATTGTCCCTAACCCTGTCAGGCAACTCCAAAATCTTAAGTGTACGACTAACTTTAGTCCTGGACAGTCCACTTTGAAGAGCAATCTCCGTAATATTATACCCTTCCTCCTTAAGTCGATTAAACGCTATAGCTTCCTCAATAGGAGTTAGGTTATACCTGCTATCAGACGAATTCTCGGCTATAGCTATTAACAACGCCTGATTTGCATCTTTAACGTCAGTTCTAACAGTAACTGGAACTTCAGTCATACCAGCTTCAACAGCAGCTTTGAGACGACGATGCCCACATATTAAGTAGTACACACTGTCCTTTACCCACACAACCAAATTTTCGATAATTCCGTTCTTCTTTATGCTATCAACCAAAGCTTTGAGAGCTCCCAGGTTCTCCCTTGGATTAAATCCCTCAATTACCTCAATATCGTTTATAGGAAGCCACACCATAGTCGCACTTGAAACCGGCGACTCTTTCTTGCTCTTTGCTTTAGACTTCCCTTTACTATTTTTCTTCGATTTAGCCATGTTATTACCTTTCGTGTAATTTATTAGCCAAAGTACTTCATAAACTCAGCAGAGTCCTTGTCAATAGCAGCAATAAGTGCATTGCGCGAAGAATACTCTTTCTCGCCAACAACTATCTTATTACCACGCTTTCTAGCAATGTCATTTTTCAATAACGTATGTAATATCGTTTCTGGAACATCCACCCCCCGATTAAATGACAACACAAACTCATATTTAGCCCGAGGAGCAGCTTTCCTGTTTTTCTTGCTAGTTAGTTCTATCAAGTATCCCGTAGATTTTGTAACACCATTGACAGTTTTTGTTAGGTTCTTCTTCATCGCACTTTTTATTATTATGTCCGAATAGAAATCCAGAGCATGACCGCCAGGTCTAGTTGTCTTATCAAATGATATCGCACCTATGTTTGTCCGAACCTGATTAGTAAAATAAGCAAACCCAGGCTTTCCAGCAAGTTTCAATATTAGCTTACGCAGATTACGGGACATCGCCCTGGCTAATGGAGCTACAGATGGTACATCACCTAATTCAGCTTTTGGGACTCCAGCGGATACCGAATCCAAACATATAATAAAAGGGGAGTAATCTTTCGACTTGTCAATAAAGTCAAAGATTCCTCCCCATGCATCCTCAATAGTCTCTGGAGCAGAGTACAACACTCTACTTAAGTCTATATCCTTATAACAACTAAGATGTTCATCATCAAGAGTGGACTCAAAGTCAATAAATACTGCCCATCCTCCTAGACGGTGAATCATCTGTATAAAGTAGTGACACAGCGCTGTTTTGCCTGTAGAGAAATTCCCAAACACTTCAATAAGCTTTCCCCCAGGGATGCCTCTACCATCTGATAAAAATGTATCCATAAGAGGCAACCCAGTTGGAAACCAATGCTTAACCTTAGATATAGGGTCTTCCTCTGATAGCAACGAAAAAATAGACTTACCACCCGTAAGCTCAGATGCGTTCTTTTTTTTGGGGGTATTCTCAGTTTTCTTAACACTCGAGCGCTTTTTAGCCATGACCACCTACTTTTTATTTTTTGTTGCTTTTTTGACAATAGCTTTTCCAGCCTTAGTACTCTTTTTTGCAGATGCCTTCTTTTCGAATTTCTTTTTAGTAACAGCGGAGTTAGCGACAGATTTGCCTTTCTTACCAGATACAGCGCTTCCTTTGTTCGAGCCACCGCTCTTGCCTTTAGCTCTAACAGCAGGCTTTTTCTTAACAACTGCCTTTTTAGCTTTCGCGTCGTCAGGGGCATCCTCAGCCTTAACGTAAGAAAGTTTCCCATTCTTCTTTCTCACCACTTTACCTTCGCCCTTGTCTTTTCTTGCTGCTTCAGTGGCACTTTCTACTACCTCGTCTTCATCGTCTTCCTCATCATCTTCTTCATCATCATCATCATCATCTTCATCTTCGTCCTCTTCGTCCTCTTCGTCCTCTTCGTCTTCATCATCTTCATCATCTTCGTCCTCTTCATCATCTTCGTCCTCTTCGTCCTCTTCGTCCTCTTCGTCTTCCTCATCATCTTCATCGTCATCTTCTTCGTCCTCTTCGTCCTCTTCGTCCTCTTCGTCCTCTTCGACATCATCAGAGTCAGCCTCTCCTATATCAGGAAGGTCGTCATCGTATTCATCAGCATCTAGCTCGATACCACATGTCTCAGCAAGTTCCCTAAAGTCAACCCCGATTTCTTCAGCGTATGTCTCTGCAAATTCTTGCAATTCAGGTTTTAAGTCCCATAAAGACTCCCATTTTGAATTTTCCATTGCAAGGATTAACTCGTCGTAATCATCAGCCAAGACAGATGGACTATCAGAAAAATGTGAGTTGTAGTTAGTATCGCGATTCTTGCCAGTTTTGCTAATAAAAAGGTCAAACCCTTCTTCAGGATGCGCAACATTGATATTATAATTATTAACAGCTTCCCATACTACCTGAAATACTTGGTAAGGAGCGTCATAAACTTGAACACCAGTGCCGATGTCTTTTCGGTCAAGCACCCGCATAAAATACCTGACTTTAGGACGCAAAGCTTCTGCGACCTTTTCAATTATTTTTTGTTTAGCTTTAGTAGCACTCTCAAGCAAGTCAGGTAACAACTTACGAAGCTCGCACACTAAGCAAGGTTTTCCGAAAGTTATATTAGGACATGTAAAAGGCTTTGAATCGAACCAGTGTCTACCAACCTTTTTAACCAGTACGTCACCCTTCCGAACAACTGGCAATAAACGCAACTGAGCATTCTTTTTGCCCTTCATTGAAAAAAAGCTAGTGTCATCGTTTAGAGCAGGCATCATATCTGCACCCTGGTACTGCTCTATGCTACCAAAGTCAAACTTACTTTTAGCCTTTTTCAAAGGCTTTTTGGATTTTGCCATAATTTCTCCTTCTAACAGGGTTGTTAATCATTTAGAATTTTAGTCAAATTTTACTGAATGTCAAGTAAAAAAAGTAAAAAAATTCAAAAAAATTCTATTTACACTTCATATTGTGTATACAAATTTATAAACACAGCTAGACCGTTACCGGTTGCAAAAAAGTCCTTGACGACAGATGTCACATATTAGAAATTAACGATATCATAGCCTTGCGATGCTCCAACGCATATACTATTGAATTTAGCTTATCGAGCTTATCCTCGGCTAAACGAATCTTATGCGCTAATTTAGCTATATCTTGGTTATTTGATACAGTCATTAATCCCTCAATAACTTTATTGCTAACAAAATTGTAAGAGTTTTCCGCCACTGAAAAATGTCTGAAATAATCCTCAGAATAGACAACTTCATATTCAAATCTGAGAGACCTCAATTTTTTCTTGACTCTATCTCTAAGATTTCTCCAAAAATAGTACTCCTCAGCATGTGTATGCAAAATAGCGTCAAAGTCCGCACTTCTTAAATCTAAAGAAACAGATGCTTCAAATGTGTACACCACACCATCCACTTTTACAGATACACTAGACATCTTAAACACACTTGTTTTATCCTTCATAATAATTACCCTCCAACAAATCTGCGTCAACTTCGTTTTGGCGCTCTAGCGACTTATTAAGTAATTTGCTGATATTTATGTCCGTAATTTCACCTTCTAAAGACACCATATCCCTCCAATTAACCCCAATATCAGCATCAGCCTTAATGGGAACTTGGTTAAAAAAATCCCAATTAATACCCAATTTCTTAGTAAATATAAGATTAGAGTACTCAGGTACATGCTCCATGATATGAATAAGTTTCTGTATAACTTCAACAGCGTACTCCCGTTTCACATCCACGTCAATAGCATCATGTATAACAGCGAATGTTTTAGCCTTCTCAACATCCTGCTTAATTAACCAATCGTCAAAAGCTATCAGGCTACATAATGTTAAATCACTAGCAGTAGATTGTATAACATGATTCGCCGCCTGGCGTTCAGACTTACTTAAAGTTCCATATAGATGCGGAGAATCATAGCCTGCTATTTTTCTTAAATACGACGCGAGAAGAGCCTCAGCAAAACGCCTAACACGACCAAACGCTGATACAGCCACTCCATCCTCATACATTTTGCCCTTAACATTCTGGATAAATTCCTCGACGCCAGGATACGCTTCAAAAAATCTACCAATATAAAGCTCAGCTTCGTCTTCCTCGATAACAATGCCCTCACCTTCTAATATGTTTACTATACCACCAGCGGTAATACCGTATATAACCCCAAAATTGACTCTCTTAGCCACAGTTCTCATTAGAACCTGTTTATCCTTATCATACGAATTATACTCTTCCTCAGATATTCCATATATTGACAACATGGTTAGCCTGTGCAAATCCTTGCCCTCTTTGTAAGCAGACATCATTTTCTCATCGCCACTCAGCGCTGCAAGAACACGTAGTTCCAACTGAGAGTAGTCAATACTAAGAATAAGACCATCATCCCCATATCTAGACACTACAAGTCGTTTAACATGTCCTGCACTTTTGTTAGGAATATTTTGGAGATTTGGAGATACACTGCTCAACCTACCTGTAACAGTAGTTGAAAGCATAAACCTTCCATGGATATAACCATTATTTGCCCGAGCCATCTTGTAAAAGGGCTTAAGGTATGTCCCATAAGTCTTATCAACTCCTCTATAATTCAGTATTAACCCACATAAGTCACAGTCATGCCTAGCGGATAAAGTTGTCATAACGTTATTGTTTGTCGATGGTAGCTTCGCCTTTTTTGTGAGGGCAATCACAGGCAAACCTAAAAACTTTTTGTCAAAAAGTATAACCCTAAGCTGGGGATGAGAACGTATCGTAAACTTCTTAACCGTTTTTCCAACTACACCTTTTTCACGTAGTTTTGGTAACAATTTTTTGTATCTTCTAATGACGTGGTGACTACTTATCTTAGACTTATATATTTTGCGCGTTCTCTTAAAAATATTCTTAATTACGCGGGCAATGTCAATATCAATAAACATACCATTATGTTCCATACGTGTGAGCGCAATTGTAGCTTTTGGCATCAACTTGTACGCCACAGGGTTACTAACAGATACCATAAAATCTTTGGATTTCTCCCGAAAAGATTTACTAATACGGTCAGTGGCTATGACATCCATAGCGTTATACTCCCCAAATTTCTTCTTTGACATAGAGAACACAAGATTCCGCTTAAATATATCCTCATCGCGTACGTAGTCAGAATAGTCACTTAAACCCGCATATCGAGTAGCTAACGCCTTTAACCCATGAGTACCCTGCTGTTCAGTTACAAGACTGTAATGAGTCAGCAATGTATCCTCTACAAGATTATTAACCTCAAACCCCCACTTCTCAAGAATAAACAACACGTCAAATTTAGCATTATGGGCTATTTTCCTAATATTAGACTTAAGAATGAGTTCCGCTAGTTTGCGATTCTTATTAAGTACCGAGTCTTTAATATCAGGGTGGTAAGTATATAAAGTAACAGCTTTATCACTTCCATATGTAAATGCAATAGATACAATTCTAGACGTCGAAGAAAATGGGTTAAGAGCGTCATTCTCAACATCAGCTACGGAAGCTGTCTCAATATCAAATGCAGTTTTCTTTGTACCAATAAGCATTTTCTGAATTACTTTCTCAGCCTTAACCACGCTCTTTTCAGTTTTCGAAATAACAATATCAAAAGATTCATCCACAGACGCATCGCCAGTCAAGAAGTCTTTTAGACGCTTCAAGTAGAATACGTAATCTCCGTAAACATTCATATTACGGAGTATATAAGCAGGATGCCACATAGGAAACATCTTAAACGTACCCATACTAAGCTCTATATCCCGAATATTACCGACATAAGTTCCTATTCTAGCGTCTTTATCATTCAGTAGTATCTTAAGCGGGGACCCGCCAAGAGGCACAATCACAGATGGATTTAGCTCTTTAATCTTATCCGCTAAAAATGCTGAACACGGTATCATTTCAGTAAATGAGGGTGTCTTATTCTCATTTGGTCTACAACACACAACATTATCTATATACCAACTACATTTAGATGACTTAGTTATACCAGAATCCCGAATAGCATCTTGTAATATTTTACCAGATTCCCCAACAAAAACTTTGCCGAGCTTATCTTCCATGTAACCAGGCGCTTCGCCAACAAACAGTATAGCAGGGTCGGTATTTCCACGTCCAGAAACCTTATAGGTATTTACGTAATAATCCTCTTGCTGCTTACTAGCTTTGCCCTTAAATTTATCCATAATAGGGGAACCAGTGCATGGATACATGTAACAATGCAAACAACCGGCGTTAAACCAACGCTTAATCTTAGCATCCTTGCTATCTTTTAATTCCGCAGGATAGTGTAAGTTTAGTTGCGGTTGCGAAACCAGCGACGTATGCTTTCTTTTAGCTGCTCTAATTTTATCTCGTCGTCTAATGATACGCTTATCGAAATCCTCTTCTTCTTCGTGACCCGCGCTCCGGGGCAACTCATCTCGTTTATCAACTCTATCTGAACCTTTTGGTTTTTTGCCTTTTTTAGCCATATTAACCTCTTATTCCGGTAAGACCACGTTATTACATCAACTCCCTGATTCTTGTTAAGGGGGATACCTCTAAGCACCTTGGTAATAAATTTACTAACAGTTTTAGCATCAAATCTGACATTTCCCACACCCTTATAAATTTTTTTGGTCTCAGACCTTTTTTTACTCTGACGTTTTAGGGCAAATTTGATTTTACGACCAGAGTTAAACTTATCAACACACTCATGCCTACACGGCTGCGTTAAACACTTAGGATATTTGAACTTTCCAAAACATTTTTTAACGAAACTTTCGCCCATTTTCAAACACCTCCTCGAGCTTATTACGCATAGCCTGTCCTTGGTTATACACTATCCTACGTCTTATATACCTATCTATAGTATGCCGATTGTCAAAAGGGTCTCCATGTTCCAACTCTATAAAAGACACCGTAGACTCCGTCTGAGTTGACAAATACCTACAGGTTCTACGAATAACCTCTATAGGTACGTCTGAATCAAAGCATATGGTAAATTCCCTAGCGTCTAGTCGTCGTAACACCTCAGCTTGTTGCGGAGTAATAAAATGACCTAGAACTGCAAGAGAACGTCCTGGGAAAGCAAATGTATCAAAAACTCCCTCGACAATAAAAACATGAGATGTATCGACCAGCCAATCGAGACCATATACAACATATTTCTTAGAAGTTCCAGGATGCAAGGATTTAGGTTTACCTGCAATGACCGACCTGCTAGTAAAATATACAAATTTTCCATGCATGTAAACTGGAAATATAAGCCTACCACTGTACTGTCCAGACACAGTGTACCCCATTGGTATTAACGACATTTCTTTATCAGTTACACCGCGATAACGCTTCAAATACGTTAAAAAAAGCTTATCAACAATATCCTTAGAATTGATACTGAGTGCCGTATACCCTTTAGGCAACTCTACAGGCTCGACTGAGTCACTACTATCGTCTTTATAGAATACATCGTTCAGAAATGTTTTTATCTTAGTAGGTATAGCTACAAACAAGTCAGGGTCGTCAATGCCAAGGTCATAGAAAAGTTTAATTAATACCCCAGCCCCATACCCACATTTATGACACAGTGCCTTACCCTTTTTAAGACTAACATGCAGGTGACCTATAACTGAATTCCCACTGCTTTCACAAAAAGGGCACTCAAAGTTATATTCCCCGCCTGTCCGTGTGAAATCCCCCAAAACTCTTTTCAAAGCCGATAACGCGCTTTTACTGCTTATTCTTGCGCTTTTTGGATAATTCTTCACCGACAGTTCTGGAATCAGTTTTCTTAAATCTTCGCCGTTTCTCATAATTTTCTTTTTCCTGTGCTTCTTTCTCTGCAAGTTCTTCGACATCTGCAACATCTGTTGTGTACATCAGCGACTTTCTATAGTCCGTATGTACCATAATTACCTTGTCGCTAGGAGAGTCACGCATAGCCGCACAATTAAGACGTATCTGATGATTAGCTTTTTCTTCTGGAGTACGTGACATTGTAACAAATACATCAGCTATTTGTGGCTTTTCGTAACTCTCCGACGCATCATCGGCGTCAACAAGCCACTTACTATGCCCAAGACGTCGAGTTTGAGTAGCAGTCCATATTGGTACATCAAATTCAATAGCCATAGCCCGCAAATCCTCAAATATAGCGCTTAACTCAAATCTTTTCTCACCAACACCGCGCTCTGGTTTAAGCAAGTCAGCATAGTCAACCACTATCAAATCAGGGTTAAATCCTACGTCGCCTATTAGATAGTCCATATGCGAGTATAAACTCGAAACAGAAGCTTTCTTCGTAGGAAACTGCTGAACGTACACATCCCCTGTAAAACATAAATCCATTCGTTCTCGAATAACGTCTTCCTCTTCCATAGTTATTTCAGATTGATGAATAAGCCTCCTATAATACCGTCTTAGTGTCTTCCATCTAGAGTTCTCTAGAGTATAATGCACTACATTCAATCCACCCAAGAAACTAGCAGCATTAAATGCAACATTCAGAAGGAAAAACGACTTACCAAGTTTTAGCCTACCCATAATCACACCAAGCTCGCCTGGATGCAATCCCCCGTTCATAGTTTCATCTAGATGTGTGAACCCAGTAGGGACAACCTTTTCAGTGTCCATTACTGTAATTTCAATGATATTCGAGAGTAATTGCTTCTTGAAAAAACTACCTGAAGTTCCATGTCCTGTAACGCTATTACTTCTATTGGAAAAAGCTGTCCTCATAAGTGGAAAAACACCATCGATATCCCCACGCTCAATTAACTCTGCTCCCTTATAAAACGCCTCACGTGCATTTTGAAAATTTATAAACTCTTTAACCTCAGCCACTACAATATCAACATCAGGTATTTTTTTCTTAAACAGCTTTCGAATATGCTCATGGTATG